GTTTTTTGAAATGTTTAAATTATACGGTAAAGCAGATTTAACACTTAATCAACTTAATAAATCAGATGAGTTTATGTCTGAATTTATTAACAACAATAAAGATATACGAAGCTCTTTAACTAATTTAAATGAATTTACACTAAACCATTTAGACAAAATGCTTAAAGAACGTGGATTTAAAAATTATAGAGATTGGTGTAAAATCACAGCTGAAGAATTAGGTTATAAAAATGTTAGGGCTTGGAGATATTTTATTGAAAAAAATAATAAAGAAAAAAGTTTATTATATAACCATAAAATAATTAACATTGAATGGTTAAGTGAGAGACAAGATACGGGTACTATTACTGTTGATGGTAATGAAATTTACCATAATTACCATACATTTGCTACTGAATCAGGTATTTTCATTAAGAATTCTAATTTAGATGCCATAGCAGATATAGAGTACCTTCAGCGTAAATTATTTACAGCTTTAAGAGTACCTAAGTCGTTTTTAGGTTTTGAAGAAGCGATGGGTGAGGGTAAGAATTTAGCATTACAAGATATTCGTTTTACTAGGACAATAAATAGGATTCAACAGTCTATGATAATGGAGTTGAATAAGATTGCGATATTACATTTACATTTATTAGGTTTAGAAGATGAGTTAGATAATTTCACACTTACATTGAATAATCCATCAACACAAGCTGAGATGCTTAAGGTTGAGCAAATGCAGGCTAAGGTTACACTTTATAAAGATTCAACAGTTGATGCTGGTAATGGTTTTGCGGCTATGTCTATGACTAGAGCTAGGAGAGAAATATTTGGTTGGTCGGATGATGAAATTAAGCAAGATTTCTTAGAGCAAAGATTGGAAAAAGCTGCAGCTGCTGAAATGGAGAATACATCTAATGTAATTAAGCATACAGGAACATTTGACGAAGTTGATAGATTATATGGTGATATAAATATTGCTAAGGCTGGTAGTTCATCTGAAGGTGGTGGAGATGGTGAAGGTGGTGATACAGGTGGAGGCGGAGGAGGCTTCGGAGGTGGAGGAGGCTTCGGAGGCGGTGGTGATATTGATTTCGGAGATGAAGGTGGAGAAGAAGGTGGATTTGGAGAAGAAGGTGGAGAAGAAGGTGGAGAAGAAGGTGGAGGAGAAGAGGGTGATTTAGGTTTTGGAGAAGCTGAAAAGACTGAGGAAAGTGTTAATAGAAAGGTGGAAAATTTATTGATTGAGCAGAAAAATAATTATAATAAAAAGGTTAAAAAATATAAGGATAATTATTTAAATAAATTAATGGAGTCAATAAAAAAGGATGAGAATGTTATTATGAATGAAAAGGTTAAGATAGTTAATAAAAACATAAGAATTAATGACAACATTAATAATATGATTAACGATATAGATAAAATGATAGGTAAATAATACTTTTATAAATTTTTTAAATATTTATTAAATATAAACTAAAAGTCATGATTAACAAGGATAAAAAAGATATAAATTTCGGTCAAATAAAGAGTATTTATAATGAAATCTTAGCTGAATCCATTTCAAGTAAGAATAAAAAAAACAAAGATGTGTTTAAGAAATACGTTAAAACTCTTAAAGAGAATGAAATTTTAAAGACACAATTTTATATTTACTCAAATATTGAAAATAAATTTGATGAGAATAAAAATAGGGCAATTGAATTTATTAAGGAGAATATATCATTAATGGATAAATATTCAAAAGAAGAAATTAAAGGAGCTATTAAAAAACTCACCAATGAATTTATAATAGAGAATGAGAATTTATATTTAGTTAATGATAAGACCAAAGAGTTATATGAAAATATTTCTAAATTAATTTTAACAAAAAAGAATCCAAAAACAATTGACACCATAGTTGAAACGACAGATAAGATTGCTGACTACATAACGAGTAATGTTAAGGATATTAACCCGATTCTTGAAGGTTTGGAAGATATTGTTATTTCGACCAAAGAATTGGGTAATCTTATGATTTCCAGATTTAATGAAACTTATTCAGAACTTAGTGAAAGTGAAAGAGAAGTATTTGATTTAATAATAAATTCAAATGAAGATAAAAAAGAGGAAGTATTTAAGAATGCTATTTCAGAGTGTTTAAGTTTGGTTACAAAAAAATTAACTAGTGATGAAGTTAGGGGTGAAATTGATTTAAGGGAGAGTTTATTAAACCTAAAGGAAAATTTATTAAATAGAGTATATAATAAAGAAAATTTCGATAGTGAAATAATAAAAGTTATTGAGCTTAAAAAAACTTTAGAAAACTAAAAAAAAAATGGTGTTATTAAGTAGTTCTGAAAATATTAATAAGTTACGTAGTTTAGTTGAAGATTTAACAATACGTGATGCTGATGTATTTGAATTAGCTGAAATACTTAAATTAACATTGGACCATACCACTGATGGTTATTGGGATTGGAATATGGTTACTAATTATGAATATCTTAGTTTAGGGCTTAAGAAACAATTGGGTTATACTGATGAGGATATGTTAAACAATCATTATTCGTTAAAGAGTATAATATTAGAAGAGGACTTAAAAAAAATGGATACTGAATTAAGTAAACATATCAAGAGTAAGGGTGAGGAATGTTTTAAGGTTATAACTAGATTTAAACATAAAGATGGTCATATTGTAAAGATATTATGTAGAGGATGTGTTGTGAAATGGGATGAAAATGGGAATCCTATTAGAATGGTTGGGACTCATATAGATATTACAGATTTATAAAGTTACAAGAAATGGTAAGAAACGAAAAAGGGATACCTCAAAATGGTTGGAACGAATATTCTAAATTAGTTTTAAATGAGTTAGAAAGATTGAATGAGAATGATGAAAAAATCCAAGCAATCTTAAACGAAATTAATCTTAAATTATCTAAGATAGATTCTCTTGAAGAAAAGGTTGAGGGTATAAACAAATGGAAGCGTTATATGGATGATGTTGCTAGTCCCAATACTCTTAAAGAGATGAAAAGAGATGTTTCTAGGTTAAATAATTTTAAAACAGTTGCAACCACTGTTTGGGCGGTTGTTCAAATCGGATTTGCTATATTCATGGCAATTTGGAAAAATAAATAAAAAATTTGACTTATTAAATGATTTATCTTATATTTGCAAAAATATAAATACTAAATCATGATAAGACAAAAAAACGGAAAGAAATTAGCAACAGAAAATTTTAAAAATTATAAAATTATCACTGGAACTGTAGATAATAAAAATCCAAAATCAATTTATATTGTAATAACATCATGGGGTGAAACAATATTATCAGAAGATGTTAATTATAATAATATCATAAGACATTTCGCTAAAGAAATAAAGAGAAGTATATATGATAATTTAAGTGATACTTTATTTTCCAAAAATAAATGTATAGTAGATTTTGATATGCGTGAATCTGGTATATCTTATGGTAAGAAGAGTTTTATGAGTTGTGAAATAACACTATATCAGAAAAATTTATTTAAGTTACAAGAAAAGAATATTCAAAAAGAATTAAACAATATTATTAATAAAATCATTAATGAAATATTGGAAACTAACAAATACTTTAAATTTAGCAAAACAAAATAATTAAAATAAGCATAATTATTCTAAACCTATAGCAGCAATGTTATAGGTTTTTTTGTTTTTATAACATATTTATTAATAAAATAATTATGTCTTCAGAATTAAAAATAAACAAGAATAATACACTAGGGATAAAATCAATACTTATCGAACAAGATGCTGGTTATATTGACCCTAGAGAAGCTAGAAACAGTCAATTTGTTAATGAGATAAAAAAATTAGATAGTGGTCAGAGAATTATTGCCGAACCACTTATTCTTTATGTTGTATTACAGAAATGGGGTGTCCAAAACAGAAATGGTAGAATTTACCCTAAAGAAATCCTTGAAAGAGAAAATAATAAATATCAACAATTAATTAAAGAAAGAAGAGCAATAGGTGAGTTAGAACATCCAGATTCTTCAATTATTGCTAGTGATAGAGTTTCACATAATATTATTGAAACTTGGTGGGAAGGTAAAACCCTTATGGGTAAAATGGAAATTCTTATGTCACCAGGTTATGTTAATTATGGTATTGTATCTACTAAGGGTGATGACGTTGCTAACTTACTTAGAAATAATATTATGATTGGTGTATCATCAAGAGGTGTTGGTTCACTTAGAGAAGTTGGCGGTAAAAATATAGTTCAAGATGACTTTGAATTAATTTGTTGGGATATTGTAACATCACCAAGTACGCCAGGTTCATGGATGTTTAATGATGCTCAAGAAGCTAAACCTTTCACGGAATCAGAAGAAAAAAAAGGTAATTTATTAATTGATAAAATAAAAAATTTTTTAATTGATTAATTTTTTTTTAAAAAAAATGTCTTTTTACGAATATAAAATATATTTATTAACAAATGAGTACATTGTATACTCAATATAATTATTATAAATAAAAATTAAAAAAATGGCTGATAAGAAAAAATCAATTTTAGAAGAAGCAATTTTGGATGCTAAAAGAATCCAAGAAGCTTTAAATGCCAACACAAAAGAAATACTTCGTTCCGTAGCGAAAGAAGAAATTGAAAGCTTAGTAAAGGAATCTTTGAATGAAGATTATTTGGAAGAAGAAGTTGACGACACCGAGGAAATCGAAGATGTTGAAACTGATTCTAATGACACTGAAGAAGAAATCGAACTTGACGATGTTGAGGGAGAAGAATCTGAAGAAGAATCTGAAGAGGAATCTGAAGATGATGAAGAATTAGAAATCGAATTTGACGATGAAGAAGGTGAAATTGAAGACATCGAAGACTCAAATGAAGATGATGACCTAGAAGGTGATTATGATTATGGAATGGATACTGATGTATCAGATGATGAAGTCGAAATGGACATGACTATGGCTTCTGATGAAGACGTTATTTCAGTTTATAAAAAATTAACTGGTAATGATGAAATCGAAGTTGTCGTTGACGATGAGGCTGGTGAAGTAAAATTAAATGTTTCACAACCTGGTGAATTCGTTATTAAGATGGATGAAAAGGGTTCTGGAATTGAAATGGATGATGCACCAGAAGAAATGGAAGACGAAGAAGTTATGTACGAAATTGCTTTAGAAGAAGAAGATTTAATGTCTGAATATGGTTCTGAAGAAGTAGAAGTTATGTCTGAAGAAGATGTTGCTGAAGGTGGGGAAGTTGATGAGAACTCTGTTAGAGCACTTAACAACGGAAGAAACCAATCTCTTAAGCCTGAAAATTTCCCAGAGGAAAGAAAGGGTGGGAGAGTTAACGAATCTAATGCAAAATATAATGCTCTATTAACTGAAGCTAGAGAACTTAAGGGTAAAAATGAAGAATACAAAGAAGCCTTAAAACAATTTAGAACTATGTTAGCAGAGACTGTAGTTTTTAACTCTAATTTAACTTATGTAACTAAGTTATTTATGGAACATTCTACAACTAAGAGTGAAAAAGAAGCAATCTTCAAAAGATTTGATAATGAAGTTTCTACTCTTAAAGAATCTAAAAAGTTATACAAAACAATTGATAGCGAATTGAGTTCAAGAAAACCAATTAACGAATCAATTAATAACAAATTAAATAAAGAAGTTAATTCAAGCGTATCTAAACAATTAAACGAAAGTACAGTGTACGTTGATAAAGAAACTTCAAGAATTATTGACTTAATGAAAAGAGTTAATAATAGATAATAATAATAAATAAAAAAAAACCAAAAATTAAAATTATGTCACATTTATTAAATTCTGGGCAAGTTGGAAATATCGGAATTAACCACATGAAGGCTATCCGTCAACAAACTCAACAAAAATGGGATTCATTAGGATTCTTAGATGGTCTTAAAGGCCACGTTAAAGAAAACATTGCTCAATTATTTGAGAACCAAGCGTCTTCTTTATTAAATGAAAGCACTGATGCTACGTCTTCAGGTTCTTTCGAAACTGTAGTATTCCCTATCGTTAGGAGAGTATTCTCTAAATTATTAGCTAACGACATCGTGTCTGTACAAGCTATGAACATGCCAATTGGTAAATTATTCTACTTTGTACCTCAAACTTCTAATAGAGTTGATGGTGCTGGTAATGCTGGTGACCCATACATTGATGGTCCTCAATATTCTGCACACACTTCTATGGCTTCAAACGGTTTACCTTCTTGTGTAGACGTTTCTGGTAACTGTGCTGCTACATCATTCAAAACTAAATCTTTATATGATTTATACTACAATGATGGTTTATTTGATAACTCAAAAGGTACTGTAACTATCTTCACTAACCCTACTGTTGCTATTCAAACTTTAAGTGCTGCTGGTACGTTTAGCGTTGCTGCTTCATTAAATGTTGTTCCAAAAGCTACAGATGGTACAGTAAGAGCTGCAATCCTTAAGATTTCTGGTTTCGGTGCTGGTAGAGATAAAGGTAGATTAACTGGTCCTGATGGAAATGAAATGGATAGCGAAGAATTCTTAGCTTCTTTAAAAGTAGTTAATGATGCTGGTGAGGCTTTAGTTGACCAAGATGGTAACGTTGTTATCGCTGATGGTGCTACAATCCCATACAGATTAGTAACTCAAAGATATGGTAAAGGTATCGTTGAATATGATAACATTTGTGATTCTGCAGGTGATTTATACATTGAATTAGATTTAACTCACCCAGTTGCTTCTAATGGTACTTCTACTTATGACGGATATACTGGTATTGTTTCAGGTGCTACTAGTACATTAACTGGTTTAACTGCTTCTGATTTCGGTGTTTCTTGGACTCAATACGCTTCTTTAGAATTAGAAACTGAATTAGGTGAAGTTTCTTTCAAATTAGACGAAGTTGTAGTTTCAGTTACTGAAAGAAAATTAAGAGCTACTTGGTCTCCAGAATTAGCACAAGACGTTAGTGCATTCCACAACATTGATGCTGAAGCTGAATTAACTGCTATGTTATCTGAGCAAGTTGCTGCTGAGATTGATAGAGAGATTCTTAGAGACTTAAGAGTTGCTGGTGTTTCTACAAGATGGGATTACAACGGTTGGAGAAAAGCTTCAAGTGCTGCTAGCCCTTATACTCAAAAAGACTGGAATCAAACTTTAATTACTAAAGTTAACCAAATCTCTGCTCAAATCCACAAATCTACTTTAAGAGGTGGTGCTAACTTCGTAGTTGTTTCTCCTGAAATCTCTGCTATTTTTGATGATTTAGAATACTTCCACGTATCTGATGCTAACCCAGAGCAAGACCAATACAACATGGGTATTGAAAGA